TGTACGATTTCCAAGAAGACATGGTGAATCGATTCCATGAGAATAGATTCAATATAGCAAAGCTACCACGTCAGTCAGGTAAATCTACAGTGGTTACTGCATATCTACTGTGGTACGCAATCTTTAACGATAATGTCAACATCGCAATCCTCGCAAACAAAGCAGCCACTGCAAGAGAAATGTTGGGAAGGTTACAACTTTCTTACGAAAATCTCCCTAAATGGCTTCAACAAGGTGTGGTCAACTGGAACAGGGGTTCCTTGGAGTTGGAGAATGGAAGTAAGATCTTGGCTGCTTCTACTTCTGCAAGTGCTGTTCGGGGTATGTCCTTTAACATTATATTTTTGGACGAATTCGCCTTTATTCCGACGCATATTGCTGACGAGTTCTTTAGTTCTGTCTATCCTACTATATCTTCTGGTAAGAGCACTAAGGTTATAATCATATCTACCCCCAAGGGTATGAATATGTTCTATAAACTGTGGCATGACGCAGAGAAAGGACAGAATGAATACACTACAACAGAGGTACACTGGCAACAGGTACCTGGTAGAGATGCTAAATGGAAAGAAGAGACGATACGAAACACATCAGAGGAGCAATTCAACCAAGAATTTGAGTGTGAATTCCTAGGATCTGTTAATACTCTCATCAGTAGTACTAAATTAAAGACTTTAGTCTATGAAGAACCTATTAAGAAGGAAGCAGGACTGTCAGTCTATGAAGATCCACAGGAAGGACACTCATATCACATCTGTGTTGACGTTGCTAGGGGTCTAACTAAGGATTATTCTGCATTTACAGTTGTAGATACCACAGAAATACCCTATATGGTGGTAGCAAAGTATAGAAATAACAAAATTAAACCATTATTATTCCCAGATATCATTCATAGGGTTGCTACTGCATATAACCAGGCGTATATAATGATAGAAGTCAATGATATTGGTGGTCAGGTAGCAGATATCATACAATTTGACCTAGAATACGAGAATTTACTCATGTGTGCCATGAGAGGTAGAGCAGGTCAGGTAGTAGGACAAGGATTTAGTGGTACTAAGGTGCAACTTGGGGTTAAAATGAGCACAACAGTCAAAAAAACTGGTTGCTCTAACCTAAAACAGTTGATTGAAGATGATAAACTTATCTTTAAAGACTACGACATCATGGCAGAGCTAACTACATTCATTCAGAGAGGTCCAGCATGGGAAGCTGAGGAAGGATGTAACGATGACTTAGCAATGTGCTTAGTTATTTTCGCATGGTTAGCAACCACAGATTACTTCAGAGAATTACATGACGATGACGTACGTCTCCGCATGTATCAGGAGCAAAAAGATGGAATAGAAGCGGACATGGCTCCGTTTGGTTTTATCGACGACGGAGTTCAGTACGAGGAGACCTTCACGGATGCGGAAGGTGACACTTGGAAGACAGATGAGTACGGAGATAAGGCATATATGTGGGAGTACCTCTCGTAAATATACATTTCTATAAATAATTTCAGCATCCGAATTGGAATTCATTCAGGAGATCACACATGGCTTCGACACAGCTTTCACCAGGAGTTGTTGTTCTTGAGAGAGATCTGACCACCGTCGCAAATGCAACAGTAGATAATATTGCTGCAATCGTTGGTGCGTTTGAGAAAGGTCCTGTCGAGGAAATAACAAATGTAACTAGCGAGAAGGAACTTCTCAGCATATTTGGTAAACCTACCGACTATAACTACGAGTATTGGTTTAGTGCAGCACAGTTTTTACTTTACGGTGGTACCGTTAAGATAGTTCGTGCAACTAACGATTCTTTAAAGAACGCAATAGATACTGCACAGTATACAGTAACAAGTTTCAGTGCAAATGACACTACTTTAACTGTTACTTCATCAACAGATTTCGACGTAGCAGACGTACTACTAATCGACTCAGAATTATTGGTTATCCAGAGTGTATCTGGTAGCGATGTAGTTGTATTACGTGGTCAACTTTCTACTTCTGCTGTTAGTCACGCTGCATCAGCACCAATTACTCTAATCGAAGCTGCTGGTACATCTTCTACAATCAATGAAGGGTCAACCTTTACTGATTCTGATACAACTCTGACTGTAACATCTGCTGCTGCACTAGGTGGTGGTACTAACAGTTACATCAGAATTGACGATGAAATCCTACAAATTTCTGGTGTTGCAGGTAATGATTTGACAGTTGTAAGAGCACAACTAGGTACAACTGCTACATCTCATACCGATGGATCTACTGTTACCCTACAGAATGTTACATCACAGAAGACAACAATCAATGAGCAAACTGCTACTGGTGTTGCTTCACCTCTCATTAAGAATCTTGATGCTTACGAATCTAATGTAGAGACTGCTTCTAACAACTGGAAGTGGGGTGCTAAAACAGCTGGTATTTACGGTAACTCACTAAGAGTTCTTGTAACAGACGCTGGTCCTGACCAAATTCTTTATCTTGCTCAACCAACAAGTGCTGAGTGGGAATTTGATAATAACGCTGAAGTTTCCTATTCATCTGCTAACGTATATGGTCGTGTATATTCATACACAGTTACTGTTACTTTAGCTGATGCTGCAACTTTAATAGGTAAATTTGAGACAGACAACTTTATCACTGCTGTTAGTGGTGGTGTTACTGGACGTGTTGTTGCATATGATGAAGAGCATCGTAAGTTAGAAATAACTGTTGACTCCACATCTGCTGACATCATTGAAGTTGGAGACACAATTTCTGAGTTAGCAAATAACTCTAACACACCTGGCTCTGCCACTGGTGATGCAGGGGTTGTTGAGTCTGTAACTCGTGAATTGCGTGTTGCTCTTAATCAAGGGTCACCTCAGTTCCAAGCAAACCAGACAGTTGTAGATAAGAATACAACAACTATCTCGATTGCTAACGTAGAGTCTGACTATGAGTCAAGAATTTACGGAGAAAATGCTAAGTGGATTAACTTAGCTGCAAGACCTACTACTTCAGCATGGACTGCTGACCGTGGTGGACACAATGACTTAATGCACATCTTAGTCATCGATGGAGATGGAGCAGTAACAGGAGTTCCTGGATCAGTTATTGAGAAGCATCTTAATGTTTCTAAAGCAACAGATGCTAAGTCACCTCAAGGCGATAACATCTATTACAAAGATGTAATTAAGAATTTCTCTGAGTATCTCTATTGGGGTAGTCATGAAACAGCACAGGTATATGATAAAGATACTAACGCTGCTGGATCATGGGGTGTGTCAGGTATTAATAGGGAATTTGACCTTATTAAATCAGATTCATCTCTGAATAACATGGATGACCCAAGTGGTACAAATCCATTATCACTCGCTCTACTTGGTACAAAGAATAGAGCAACACTTAAGTATAGTCTACAAGGTGGTGTAGATGGATATACAGTTTCAAGGCCAAACTCACTCGCTGCATACGATCTATTCAACGATGCTGAGACAGTTGATGTAGACTACATCTTAATGGGTCCATCAATGAGTGGTATTGATGATACAATCGCTAAAGCACAGCACATAATTTCTATTGCTGCTGCTAGAAAAGATTGTATTGCTTTCATATCTCCTTATCGTGGTGATATTATTGGTCAACCTAGAGTTTCTGATATCGTAACAAGAACAGTTAACTACTACGACCAGTTATCAAGCTCATCATATGCTGTATTTGATAACAACTACAAGTATATCTACGACAAGTATAATGATGTTTACCGTTACATCCCATGTAACGCAGACGTTGCAGGACTTGTATTAAGCACAACTATCAACCAAGAACCTTGGTATTCACCAGCTGGTTTCAACAGAGGACAGTTACTTAATGCAATCAAACTTGCTTACTCACCTCTTAAAGATCATAGAGACACACTTTATGCTTCAAGAGTTAACCCAATCGTAGCATTCCCTGGAGAAGGATTAGTCCTCTTCGGAGATAAGACTGCACTTTCTTATCAGTCTGCATTCGATAGAATTAACGTAAGAAGGTTATTCTTAGTCATCGAGGAAGCAATTTCTGCTGCTGCTAAGACACAACTCTTTGAATTAAATGACGAGTTTACTCGTGCACAATTCAAGAACATAGTTGAGCCTTTCCTACGCAGTGTGCAAGCACGTCGTGGTATCGTTGACTTCTTAGTAGTCTGCGACAGCACTAACAACCCTGCCGAGTCTATTGACCGTGGTGAATTCTATGCTGAAATCTTCGTGAAGCCAACACGTAGTATCAACTTCATCACATTGACATTCACAGCAACAAGATCTGGAGCAAGCTTCAGTGAGTTAGTATCATAATGAGTAAACCGTGGCACGTCTTCGTGCTCAACCTCAAATAGGAGACAAATAAAATGGCAAATGAAGTAGAAAAACTCCCTGGTCAGGAAACCAATGCTAGAGTTTCCACACCAATACTTACTTTTAGGGACAAAATTGGCGATTTAGCCCGTCCTAACCTGTTTCAGGTTGACTTAGGATGGCCTGATGTGGTAACATCAGATGGTAAGCCTGATCCTGGTGCTGATCCTGGATCTACTGCACAAGACAATGAGTCTAAGAGTGGTGCATCTACACTTGGAACTAATGCATCTTCATCAAGTTTCGCAAGTTTCTTGATTAAGGCAGCAAACATACCCGCAGCAACAGTGGGTGTTATTGAAGTTCCTTATAGAGGTAGGACACTTAAGATTGCAGGAGACAGGACGTTTGAACCTTGGACAATTACTGTCCTTAACGACCAAAACTTTGCACTTAGGAATAAGTTTGAAGAATGGTCTACTAAGATTCAAGCACTTCATCAGAACAAGCAATCCACAAATCAGATTGAAAAATATCAGACTAATGCTTGGGTAAGACAATTAGGAAGACAAGGACAAGTCATTAAGACTTATAAGTTTGAGGGTATATGGCCTTCAACTATTTCCGCAATTGATCTTGCATGGGATAGTAACGATACTCCAGAAGAGTATACAGTTGAGTTCCAGGTTCAGTACTGGACATACGACTCTGACAGAAACACAGGTAACTCTACCTCTTTAAACTAGGGTCTATAAATATAATTAAATGGAGATAAGTTGAATGGCACAGTTATTTGGTTATTCACTTGATCGAAAGAAGAAGGGGTCTAAAGGTTTAGGCCCTTCTTTCGTAACGAAAGATTCGGATGACGCAGCACAACCCATTGTAGCTGGTGGTTATTTTGGACAGTACGTAGATCTAGGTGATGCGGCTAATAAAGCAAGTGATGTAGATTTGATTGGTAGATACCGTGAGATGTCTTTGCATCCAGAGGTAGATCAAGCAGTCGGAGATATAGTTAATGAAGCCATTGCAGGTGACTTAGACGATAAAACAATAGAAATTAATTTAGAACACTTTCCTGGTAGTAACTCAGTTAAGACAAGAATTCGTGAAGAGTTTGAAAATGTATTAACTCTACTAGATTTTGATAGGAAAGCATATGATATCTTCCGTAGGTGGTACATCGACGGAAGACTTTTTTATCATAAGATGATTAACCCTGACAATCCTCAGGAAGGTATCACTGAGCTTAGGTATATCGACCCTAGAAAGATTAAAAAGGTGATTGAATATGATAAACCAAAAGACAGGGTTTCCCCCGCAGACCCAGAAGTTAATACTTTAATACCAAAGAGTGTAGAGTATTTCATTTATTCACCCAAGGGGTTACGTGGGTATGAGAACCACGGAATAAAAATTGCACCTGACGCAGTATGCTTTGTCCACTCAGGACAATTAGATATGCAGCGTAACTATGTGCTATCTCATTTACATAAAGCTATTAAGGCAACTAACCAGTTGAGAATGATTGAAGATTCACTGGTTATTTACCGTATGTCTCGTGCACCAGAGCGTAGAATCTTCTATATAGATGTGGGTAACCTACCGAAGCAAAAAGCGGAGCAATATCTCCGTGAGGTTATGTCTCGCTATAGGAATAAGTTAGTATATAACGCTGACACTGGTGAAATAAGAGACGATAAGAAATTCATGTCTATGCTAGAAGACTTCTGGCTACCAAGACGTGAGGGTGGAAGAGGTACAGAAATTTCTACTCTACCAGGTGGACAAAACCTAGGTGAATTAGAAGATATTAAGTACTTCCAGAAGAAACTCTACCGTGCATTGAATGTACCTGAGTCACGTTTAGAATCTGACAGCTCCTTTAATGTAGGACGTAGTGCAGAAATCACACGTGATGAAGTTAAATTCCAAAAGTTTGTAACCAGACTTCGTAAGAGATTCTCTGACCTATTCCTTGACCTACTTAAGACACAAATTTGTCTTAAAGGTGTCCTAACTCTTGATGAGTGGGACTTAGTTAAGGAGCACATCCAGTTTGATTTCATTGCTGACAACTACTTTGCTGAGTTGAAAGAGCAGGAGATCATGAATGAGCGTATGAATCTAGTCGCTCAAATGGATCCGCTAACTGGTAAATATTTCTCTATAGAATACATGCGTAGGCATGTGTTACGTCAGACTGAGGTTGAATACAATGAGATTCAAGCACAGATGGATGCAGAAATAGCAGAGGGTAAGTTAGTTTCACCTGTTGAGCTTCAAAAACTTGAAGTAGAACAGATGGAGATGGCATTACAACCTCCAGAACCAGATCCCGCAACCTTAGGTATTAGTCCTGCGGATTATAAAAAAGGAGATATCTAAATAGTAATATTGATAAGTAACATTATGCCAACACAAGCAGCACGAGATATAGTTAACGCACTTTTTGCGGGTAAGAAAGATCTTTCTGATTATGTTGTCCAAGGTATGAATGATAAAGCATTAGATGCCATAGAGACACAGAAGAAAGAGATTGGTAAAACTATGTTCAAACCACAGGAAGACGGTCCTGAAAACACCGAGCAACCTGAGGATGCAGCACCCGAAGCATCTGCTGAAACTGAAACCGAAACCGAGGAACCAAAAGATGAAACTGATCAGGGAGGAAATTGAAACCGCTAAGGTAACAATCACCGAAGGTAAGAATGGTAAGAAGAACCATTTTATCGAGGGTGTATTTTTGCAAGGCGAAATCAAAAACCGCAATGGTCGGATGTATCCTATCTCGACTTTACAACGTGAAGCAGCTAACTACAACAAGAAGTACATCGAGAAAGGTCGTGCACTTGGTGAGTTAGGTCATCCAGATGGTCCAACTATCAACCTAGATAGAGTGTCACATCTAATTACTTCTCTTAAGCAAGAAGGTAATAACTATGTTGGTAAGGCAAGACTATTGGATACACCAATGGGAAACATTGCCAAGAATCTTATCGATGAAGGTGTCAAACTAGGTGTATCGTCACGTGGTTTAGGTACCATAAGAGAAAAAGATGGTATTAAAGTCGTCATGGATGACTTTATGCTCGCCACAGCAGCAGATATTGTTGCTGATCCTTCCGCACCTGACGCTTTTGTCAATGGTATCATGGAAGGTAAGGAATGGATCTATAATAATGGAGCTGTTCAAGAGCAAACAGTGGAGCAAATCAAGAAAAGAATTGATAATGCTGCACTAAATCAGATGGAAGAGGTAAAACTTTCCGCATTAAACCAGTATATTTCATCACTGTAAATATCTGGTTGTCTAAATAATCTATAGCAATCGCATTTTGTCGCAAGGAGACTTCTAATGTCAGAAGAGAATACTAAAACTCTGGATGAATCAAGTGTAACCGCAGGAGCGAAGCCCGCAGACCCTCAAGGAAAGCTTGAAGGTGATCAGTCTCGTCTTGGTGGAGCACAAGATTTAGGTGGACCTACACCTTTTAATTCCAAACCAACAGATGATAGTAACAAATACAAAACTATCGCAGGTGGAAACGCCCAAGCACCTACAACTAAACCATCTGATGCTTCCGCACAGAAGGCAGAATTTAGTGATAAGGGTGATGTAAAAGCAGGACACGAACCAGAAGGTGACGTGATTGCCGAAGATCCTCAAACAGAGGAAGAAAGAACTATTGAGGTAGACTTATCTGCTGACGTAGCTGCACTTACTGAAGGTGAAGAACTATCAGAAGAATTCAAAGAGAAAGCAAAAACTATCTTTGAAGCAGCAGTAGTGTCTCGCCTTAATGAAGAACTAGACCGCATGCATGTAGACTATGCAAAGGCACTAGAAGAAGAAATTGAGACTGTAAAGACAGACCTCTCTGAGAAGGTAGATGAGTACCTTACATACGCTGTAGAAGCATGGATGAAGAAGAATCACCTCCAAGTTGAAGCAGGTATTAAGGCAGAGATGGGAGAGTCAGTACTTAAAGGTCTTAAGCAAGTTTTCGTCGAGAATTACATTGAAATTCCCGATGAGAAAGTTGATTTCGTAGATGATCTACAGAATCAACTTAACACTATGGAGTCTAAACTCAACGAATCAATTGAAGAAAACGTTGGTCTGTCTAAGCAGGTTGGCGGCTATATTAAGAATGGGATTGTGACAGAGATTGCAGAGGGCTTAAGTCTCTCTCAGAAAGAGAAACTTATTTCTCTAGCAGAAGCTGTTGAGTTTGTCGATGAAGAATCCTTCCGCACGAAGGTTTCTACACTACGTGAATCCTATTTCTCTACAAAGCCTGAGAAGACAACTGTCACTGAGGATGTCCAAGTAGAGAACGCACCTGAGCAAGGCACTGCTATGGAAGCATACGCACAAGCCATTGCAAGATGGGGCAAATAATCCACAATCTATTTCTTACGGAGTCAGTTAACAATGTTTAACGCAGAAGCACTTCAGGAAAAGTGGGACCCAATTCTAGAGCATTCTGAGCTCGATCCTATTAAGGATACCTATAGAAAAGCGGTAACATCAGTCCTCCTGGAGAACCAAGAAAGATTTTTGAAAGAAGAGAGAGGTCTCGTAACTGAAGCAGCACCTACCAACTCACTTGGTGGTACTGGTTACTCAGGAAGTAGCACCGCTACAGGTCCTGTTGCAGGTTTTGACCCAGTTCTAATTTCATTAATCCGTCGTAGTATGCCTAAGCTAATCGCTTACGACATTTGCGGAGTTCAACCAATGACAGGTCCTACTGGACTTATCTTTGCAATGAGATCCACAAAAGGCACAAACAGAGATATCAACAACAGTGCAGTTGAAACATTCTTCAACGAAGTTGATACCGAGCATTCATCTGAGAACAGTGGCAACAGTCTTGCTTCTAATACTCAGACAGGAAGCAACCCAGGTCTACTAACTGACGGTGCAGGACAATACACCATCGGTGGTCAGGGTATGACTACTGCTCAGTCTGAAGCATTAGGTGACGCAGCTGGCAACCACTTCAACGAGATGGGATTCTCGATTGAGAAGGTTACTGTTACTGCTAAGTCACGTGCTTTGAAAGCTGAGTACAGTTTAGAGCTTGCTCAAGACTTGAAGGCAGTTCACGGACTAGACGCTGAGTCTGAATTGGCAAACATCCTCTCAACAGAGGTACTTGCTGAAATCAACCGTGAAGTTGTAAGAACAGTCTACAAGATCGCTCGCCCAGGTGCACAGAATAACACAGCAACAGCTGGTGTTTTTGACCTCGACGTTGATTCAAACGGAAGATGGTCAGTTGAAAAGTTTAAGGGACTACTTTTCCAAATCGAAAGAGACATGAATGCCATCGGGCATGAAACTCGTCGTGGGAAGGGCAACATCCTCATCTGCTCTGCTGATGTGGCATCTGCTCTCTCTATGGCTGGAGTTCTCGACTACTCTTCTGGCATCAATGGTGCTGTAGGAGGACTAGGAAACGTAGATGATAACTCTTCTACTCTTGTTGGAACCCTAAACGGACGCATTAAGGTCTATGTTGACCCTTATTCAGCAAACGTAAGTGACGCTCACTTCTATGTTTCTGGATACAAAGGTAGCTCTGCATATGACGCAGGATTATTCTACTGCCCTTACGTGCCATTACAGATGGTCAGAGCCGTAGGACAAGACACCTTCCAACCAAAAATTGGATTCAAGACTCGTTACGGAATGGTCGCAAACCCATTCGCAGAGGGTCTAACCCAAGGTCAAGGTGCTCTAACTGCTAATGCTAACCGTTATTACAGACGTGTTAGAGTTAACAACCTAATGTAATAATATCGATAACGATATCAACACACAAGAGACCCTACGGGGTCTCTTTTTTTGTTAAATAATAAGAATAGCGATGACTATATGAATGGTAGACTTGACAAAGTAGCGATGACCGCTTATATTATGAGAATGAAAACTGGTCTCGACACTAAGCAATGGTATCCCGAATGGGATGACCGACAACGTGGAGCTGCACAGAGGATATTAACGAATGTCCTTGAAAGACTCGACGAGTACTGGCAATAGGAGGTTAATGGATAAACATGATATACCCATACTAGGAAATTTTTATACTAAGGCAGAAGTAGACAAGATGATTGCTGATGCTTTAGCGGAAGCTCGTGCCATTGATGAAGCATCAATGAGGAAGCACAATAGAGAAGCAACAATTATTAGTATGATCCTAGGCTTTACATGCCTAGCACTATTCTTAGATGGACTTCTAAGAATCTTAGGAATCATCCCACCATTCATGGGACTAGACGTAAATGTTATAGATGATTTAACACATCGCATAGAGCAAGATATACTACCACAGATTGATAAGTATAAGGCATACATACCACGCATATAAATATGTTAAGTAAAGACTATAGACTTAGACTAACAATCATTGCCTGTAAAACTAAACTTAACAGGGAAGTTAGTCTGGAGGATAGAATCTGGGCTCAGAAATTAGTTGAGCATAACAATCATGCCAGAGGAATCTGGGACCGACTAACTTATAGATATGACAACCTGGAACAAGCAAATAGAGAATAGAAACTTCCTATCACCCATAGGATTTAAGTTTTCTATTGCAAAATTTCCAAAAGTATCTTACTTCTGCCAGAGTGCTAACATACCTACCTTGAATTTAAATATTCAAGAGCAACCAACACCCACTAGACAGTTACCTTTAGAAGGTTTCTGTACCTATGACCCACTTACTATCTCATTCTTAGTGGATGAGAATATGGAAAACTATTTGATTCTCCATAACTGGATACGTGCACTAGGTACACCAGAGTTTGGTACTGAAAGAGGAGAGTATTTAAATAAATTCAGACAGAATTTTGGTGGCAATTTACTCTATGCAGATGCTACATTGTTTGTATTGAATAGTAATTTCCAACATAACTTTGATGTAGTATTTGAAGACTTAATACCAACAGGGTTGAATGCATTGGAATTTAATGCTACAGTAGATGGTACTGAATATGCTATGGCACAGGTATCATTCCGTTACTTGGCATACGAAATCAGAACTAAGGAAGATACGAAGCGGAATAAACAACTAGATTAATGAATCTTGATAAAATTGAAGAGTTATGGAAGAAGGATTCACAAGCATTCTTCGACCATAGGGAGTTACCAGAGTTGCTTGCCAACGATAGTATGGAAACACCTAGACTCCATGCAAAATATGTGCAATTACATAATGAATTTAAACTCATGCTCTCAGATGCTGAGGTTAAGTATAAAAAATTGCTAAGAGAGAAGTGGGAATATTACTCAGGTAAAGCACCATCTCATGTATACAAAGAAAATCCTTTTGATTTAAAGATATTAAAGGGTGACCTTGACATGTACATCCATAGTGATACTGAGATGTGCAAGGCCAAACAAAAAATAGATTACCTAGAAACTTGTATAAATTGTGTTGATAGGATTCTTAAGCAGATCGATTCACGTGGGTTTGCCATCAAGAATACTATTGAGATTATTAAGTATTATGGAATCAGGTGACACTCATCTACAAAAAGAATGAAGTCTTTCTGAAAGTAGAGGCAGAAGCCCATCTACATAAAGAATTATCTGATCATTTCCAGTTTGAAGTGCCTGGTGCAAAGTATATGCCAGCCGTCAAACGTAGATTCTGGGATGGAAAGATAAGACTTTACTCACCTGGTACAGGAGAAATATATTGTGGTCTATTTGATTACCTAACTGATTACCTAGAGACTAAGGGGTATGATTATAAGGTAGTAGAAGATAAATATTATGGTAGACCTAACGAAGTAGAAGAATATGTCACACCTGAAGGCACAGCGGCTTTTATTCGTGCTCTTAGGATCCCCTTCAAAGTCCGAGATTACCAACTGCGAGGAATTTACACAGCGATTAAATTTCGTCGCAAGCTTTTACTATCCCCTACAGGGTCAGGTAAATCTCTGATAATATATGCCTTGGTACGTTGGCACTTATTAAAGAAGAGGCAGATATTAATTATTGTTCCTACGGTCTCGCTTGTAGAACAATTGTATAAGGATTTTATAGAGTATGGTTGGAATGTCAGGCATTATGTCCACAAGATTAGTGCGGGTGAAGAGAAGTATGTTGATAATCCAGTCGTTATTAGTACTTGGCAGAGCATTTATAAAGAATCCAAGAAGTTCTTTGAACGTTTTGATGTCGTTATCGGGGATGAAGCACACTTATATAAAGCTAAGTCGCTCACTGGCATCCTCACGAAGTGTTATGATGCGAAGTATAAGGTAGGACTAACTGGTACCCTAGACGGTATGGAGTCGCACCAACTGGTGTTAGAAGGACTCTTTGGTAGGGTAGATAGGGTCACCAATACAGTTGAATTGATGAAGAAAGGACATCTTACACCATTAAAGGTGCGTTGTCTAGTCCTTAAGCATGGGTGGGTACCCTTTGACCATTACCAACAGGAGATGGATTACCTATGTATGCACACCAAGCGTAGTAATTTCATCTGTAACCTAGCACTAGACCTAGAAGGTAACACATTGGTGCTTTTTAACTACATAGAGAAACACGGAGAACCACTTTGGGAATTACTAAATAGTAAAGTAAATAAGGATCGTAAGATCTTTTACATACACGGTGGTGTAGATGCTGTTGAGAGAGAAGAAGCAAGAAAAATTTGCGAATCCGAAAAGGATGCTATAATATTGGCATCATATGGAACTTTCTCCACTGGTATTAATATCAGAAACTTACACAATGTTATCTTCGCATCCCCTAGTAAGTCTAGGGTGAGGAATCTACAGTCTATAGGACGTGTTTTAAGGAAGGGAGACAATAAAGCACAGGCAGTGTTGTATGACATTGCTGATGACTGCTCTAAAGGGTCTCAATATAATTACACTCTTCGTCATCTCGTCGAAAGGATGAAGATATACGATGAAGAGGAATTTGATTATGATATAACTAAAATCAACTTTAGGAAATGATTAATTATATTAAACATGAGCAAGAATTCTACGGTATAATAAAGTTACGATCAGGTGAGACCGTTATGGGATCCATGATTGCTACCGAAGAAGATTTTCAACCAGGTAAGACGGTATTTTATATACAAGAACCTGCTACTCCAGTTAATCATCAAGTGGAGAAGGAGGGACAGCCAGGTATGGCGGTAGGTCTTATCAAGTGGATGATGTTTTCCGATGAAGATTTCTACATGGTTAATGAAGATGATGTAATAACTTGTGCTCCCATGGCAATGGAAGCAGTATTAATGTATAAAATGTGGTTAAGAAAAGAGAAGGGTGGTAAGAATTCAGACGTTGAGATTGAGATGAATAAAAATATGGGACTTGTTGGTAAGGTCTCTGATTTTAGATCTAAATTAGAAGACTTCTGGAGACGCACTAACGCTTGACATAACTACATTAGTTCCTTATAATGAATCAGGTGAGATAGAGATATGGCAAGAAAGGTGGCACGTAAACAGAAACAACATTACGTTGACAACAAAAAGTTTTTAGAAGAGATCATTAAGTATCGCCAAGCGGTTGATGATGCTCGTGCTTCCGACTGGGATAAACCTGTCATATCAAGATATCTTGCTGAATGTTTTTTAAAAATAGCAACACACTTATCATATAGACCTAACTTCATTAACTATATGTTTAAAGAGGATATGATATCCGATGGTGTTGAAAATTGTGTCCAATATATTGATAACTTTGACCCAACTAAATCTAAGAATCCCTTTGCCTATTTCACACAGATAATATATTACGCTTTCTTAAGAAGAATAGCAAAAGAGAAGCGTCAAATGGATATCAGAGATAAACTCATAGAAAAGAGTGGATATGATCAAGTATTCCATTCAGATGATAAAGATAACCATGCTGATATGAATCAGATTAAAGGTCGTATCGAAACTAATATGCGACAGTGATGTATGAATTAACAGAGGAGGAGTGGGAATGTGTGAGAGTATGTGTATCTAACGCACCCATACCCTATGACATTAGTATGAAGAAGATACCAGCTGATATCCTAGCAAAGATAGGTGAACCAACACCACGTAAGGGTGAACCTTTAGTGGTGGCAAAATATGATCTAACACCATACGGAATACATGACTGATTTATGGGCTGGTTATAGGTCAGCAGTCTTTGATGCGTTTCCTGACCTAACATTTGAATCTAATCATGCAACGTGGGAGAATAAGAAAGGAGTTAAGTTAACTGCTGACTTATACAGTGGTAAATACTTCCTCAAGTCTAGGCATGTAGATATATGGGACGGAAAGAAGCTTAATATACACAACAATATAATATATCCTAAGACACCACAGGTAGGAGATGAGATAATCCCTTGCTTTGGTATGGACTTGATGGGATTTAGTGAGAAGAAAGTTATAATAGTATTTGATTTCCAACATCCAGTAGAGAATTATCTGTATGAGGTAGACAGTTTACCATATGCAGAGAAAGATTATAGATTCTTTGAGAAGGGTAATCATTTTTCAAAGAATATTTACGTTAGATACTGTAAGGCATCAGAGGTAGATGATTTTCTACCAATGTTTAAGACATATCTAATTTGGTATAAGCATTTAATAGATGAAGGAAAACCTACTGGAGAAGATGGTAACTTTTACCATGACTTTGATAAGTATATGATCAAGTTAGACCCTATATCAGGGTATCTAGGTAGTGCCTTCGGTAAAGAAGAGTCGGAGAAAATAATCAGGGAATTCTTTTTTAGTTATGCGTGAGTTAACAGAGGACATAGGTGGATTAATCCTTAGTACTATTGAGGATTTACCTGATGTAGAACCATTACCAAGTAATCATAGTATAGTTGAGAAGGATGGTCTCACCATTCGTAATAGAATGTTTAAGACACCTGAGTTAAGGAAGATTCATATAGAAGAAGCAGAGATAGGTGGGATAAAGATACTACATTGTGTATTTTTTCCTGATCCTCACTATGCTATACCTATATTTGGATGTGATATTGTATCCAATGGTAAGGTAGTTACTGCTGCTATAGTTGATGTCTCTCCTGTGCATGGTGTTGGTGAGGAATTCTATAGTGAGATAAGAGATCTTAGTAACAAGTTTACCTTTAGTGGTAAGAGAGCACTCCCATTGTGGGGTGATGAAATCTTCTCACCATACTGTAAGTTTACAAGGTTGAAAGAGGAGATTGATAAGGCAAACTTTTATTGTATAGTGCTCCTATATCTTAAGGAGTATCGTGATATAGTACTCTCTACTGAGAGAGATACCTTCTGGGTTAATACCATGAAGAGATTGGATGACCAGATATGGTACTGCGAGAGTCAGAAGCGAAATGATAAAACTCGTGGTATACTAGAGAAGTGGTTTGATAAAGACTGGACAGATAAGTATATGAATGAGGTATTATTTGATGCACCAACTGCGAAATCTATTTCAAGTACCAGTATATAAAGGACATTTCGAGCAGGATTTTAAGATTCCTGACCTATGGAGTGGTCTTAGTAAGAATGTATGGTCTGGTGAAAGTGGATTCTCCACAGCACAGTGTGACCTACAACTGCATGATAGTAGTGTGGAGGTATGTGATGTCATTGAGGCACTATTTCCTCATGTAATAGAGTATTGGAATGCCTTAGGGTATGCACCTGCTCAGATAAGACCAACTGCATCATGGGCTAATTGGCATGAAGCAGGAGACCATACCTCAGAACATTCACATTGCGATGGCACTAGACAAACTCACATAGCTTCGGTATACTATATTGAAAAGGGTGAAGGTGGAGATATCGAACTGATAAATCCATTGGATTATATCCATAGGCTAACACCACTTGCGGGAGAGCAGGGTGATATGCTAATGTCGGAAAGTATAAAGTGCGTGAGTGGTGACTTCCTATTGTTTCCAGGATGGTTACGACACCGTACACAAATCACACAGTCACCTAGAAAAGCATTAAGTATAAATTTTAACGGTTATCTATGAAAGTCTTATTAATAACAGACCAACACTTCGGTGTCAGAAATGACAACGTGCATTACGTTGATAGGTATCGTAAATTTTATACAGAAACTGTCCTCCCTATCATTGATAAGGAAGGTATAACAGAAGTATTATGTCTTGGTGATACCTTTGATAGAAGAAAGGGAGTTAACTTTAATTCTCTAGAAGCAGCAAAGGATATGTGGTTTAGACCTCTAAAAGATAGGGGTGTAAAAATGACAATGTTGCTAGGTAACCATGACATCTATTTCAAAAATACTCTTCGGGTTAACGCTCCTGACCTTCTCCTTGGGGAGTTTGATAATATTGAGATCATTTATTGTCCAGGTGAGAGGATTATAGGTGGTAAGAAGATGATGCTTGTCCCTTGGATATGTGAAGAGAATAGGGATGCATGTTTTGAAGCAATAGCAGAGACAGATGCTGAATATTGCATGGGACACTTTGAATTGAATGGTTTTGAACCAGTTCCTGGTGTCGTCATGGAGAAGGGGGAAGACCCAAACAAACTATCTAAGTTTAAGATGGTATGCTCAGGTCATTTCCACTGTAAAAGTACTAAATCTAACGTCCATTACCTAGGTAATCCATGTCAACTCTACTGGAATGATTACGGTCATGATCGTGGGTTTCATATACTAAATACTAATACCAAAAGACTTAAGTTTTATAAGAATCCTTTCGAGACATTCCATAAAATATACTACACAGGCAACAAGACAGAGATTCCTACTGGTTTAGAAGGAAAGTATGTTAAAGTTGTAGTTGAAACGAAAGGAGACCAGTTAATTTTTGATCATAAGATGCGTGAGTTACAGGACTCTGGTCTCGCTGACCTCAAAATAATTGAGGACATGTCTTATGATACAGATGTATGGGATAACGTAGGTGATATTGAATTAGAAGACACTCTGACCCTGTTAGAGCAGTCTTTAGAGGATATGCCTAATAAGGATAATATATTTAATATACTGAAGTCATTATATATGGAAGCATCGGAGGTATGATCTCCCTAGATAAACTTAGAGCAGACATTAAAGAAGTAACAGATGACTATGAGGGTTTCCTCTACGAGATAGACGTAACTACCTTCGCTGAGGACAATAGATTTTCTAAACAAAAACCTATACCTGATAGACCACCTGAGACTCCTCCTAAGTCTGTACTCGTAATGAGTATGTTTAGCTATGTCGGTGGTGATTATTTCTATTCACATGAGATAGTCCCACGGATATATGATCATCTCAATAAAAAATATAATGCTGAAGGTATATGGTTCCAAGATGATGGATATGTGTTTGATCGTAAGCAATATGCTATGAGGTCAGGGGTGGCTAAACTAACCAAACCCTCTATCACTTTCCATCATAAGTATGGATTGAATTGGAAGTTAGAATTACTGTTTACTAACCTTGAATTTGAGGAATCGGTGACAGTTGAAGAAAGTTTATATGATAACTGTATAGGATGTGACGCACCATGTGAATCTAATTGTCCAGAAGGGTGCAGGATGAATTTTAAGTTGCTCGACTGGGAGAAGTGTGCTAACGTAGTTGAAGGAAGGCATATATTCATGTATCCTGAGAGAGTATGTAGAATTTGTCAAGATAGTTGTCCATATTCAGAAGAATTAAAACTTAAAATACTTGAAGACCATCCTGATTGTGGTGGTTTTATGCAACCCTTATCATACTATAAGGACTATTACTCTTTAGGCATACCCGCAGAGGACATTTGATGTTTGTGCTATTAGATAAAAAAACTGGTGGAGTATATGCGGTCAGGGATGATGACCATACTGAAAGAGTTGTTCAGATATTCCTTGACAAAGATGACGCATCACGTTATTATGATATGTTGAAGGCCGATGATTATCCTAGGAAGTTATCGGTGACTGAAATAGGAGAGGAGCAGGTAAAAGAAAACTGCACCATACATGGGTATGCCTTTACTATGATTAGTCCAGATGAATTTGTAATACCTCCCCCACAAGACGGTAAATGATAACTTTTGAGAAGATTCGTTGGAAGAATTTCCTATCTACTGGTAATACTTTCACCGAAGTGACTTTGAATGGTGCTAGATCGCACCTTATAATTGGAGCAAATGGAGCAGGGAAGTCTACGATGTTAGATGCACTCTGCTTTGGTTTGTTCAATAAACCATTTCGTAAGATAAGTATTAGTCAGTTGGTTAATAGTATCAACGAGAAAGAATTAGTAGTAGAGATTGAGTTTAGTATCGGATCTGTCCATTACAAAGTAAAACGAGGGAGGAAACCTAATGTATTTGAAATTTATAGAAACGGTAAACTACTTGACCAAGATGCTGCTACCAAAGATTCACAGAAGTACCTTGAACACTCAGTCCTCAAACTTAACTTCAAGAGTTTCACACAGGTCGTCATCCTTGGTTCATCCACATTTGTACCCTTCATGCAACTCGGAGCAAGTGTCAGGAGAGAAGTTATCGAAGATATATTGGACATCCAGATCTTCTCAAGAATGAATAATATCCTTAAGGATAAAGTAAGAGATGTAAGAGAGAATCAAATTGAAGCAGAAGGTAAACTGACTAAAGAGAAAGCAGTATTGACATTAGAGGAACAATATTTTGAAGAGAGAAAGAAGGAGAAGGGTAAGAGAATAGGTGAGATTGATGCACGAATGTATGAGTGCCATGACGAGATAGAAATACTAAGTAGGAAGGCCAAAGACCTAGGTGAAGTTAAAGCCAAGTATGATGAGATGAAAGACATGAGAGTCAAGATATCTCACAACCTAGACAAGGCCAAGAGTGATTTAAAATTGTATTGGGAGAATGATACATGTCCTACATGTAATCAAGAGATACAGGATAAGACACAGATGATTTCAAATGCTCAGGAAAGAGAGAAGAAGTTTATAGAAGGTCTTAAAGTCATCACTGATGCCCTTAATCGAGGTCACAAGCAAGTAAAACAGTTACAGGGGTATGCTGATGAGATATCTCAAATTAACTATGAGCTGAAGTCATTACAGCAAGAGCAGAATATATTATTACAGCAAGAACAGAACTATTCCAAGACGGATTTGGATAAGTATAGAGATTCAGTTGATAAACTGGCACAAGAGGTAGCGACAATCAACGAAGAGTCTGATAATCTTAAGGTGGTAGGTAGTTTACTAAGGGATACTGGGATCAAATCTAAGATCATCAGTAAGTTCATCCCCTTGATCAATCAAAAGATTAATAAATACCTGCAATCAATGGATTTCTTTGTCAACTTTACTATTGATGAAGAGTTCAAAGAAGTTATCAAGAGTAGATACAGAGATGAGTTCTCCTATGCTTCCTTTTCAGAGGGTGAGAAGCAAAAGATTGACTTATCTGTCTTGTTTACATGGAGAGAGATAGCAAAGATGAAAAACTCTGCTGCTACCAACCTCCTGATACTGGATGAAGTATTTGATTCTTCCTTGGATGACTCTAGTACAGATGAATTACTCAAGATTCTGAAGGCACTAGACAAAACTGTGAACTTATTCGTCATTTCACATAAAGGGGAGTTACTTCTTGATAAATTCGATAAGACCCTCAAGTTCGAGAAGACCAATGATTTTTCCAAACTGGCAGCATCATAGTAAGAAGGAGGCAAAGCGTCATCTCAAACCGCAAGCACTCCGACAGGCACGAAAAAGAACGAGACAGTTGAAAAAGTGTCTACTAAACCCTCCCAAGCGGAGGGTTTCCTATTATAATGTGTATATACACAGGAAATTAGATGACCAACGAAGTAAAAGGACAACTTGCTAAACTATTAGCAACAGAAAATCTTATAGTAGAGCATAGGGTATGTCAGACAGCAATGTTTGATGTTGATAAAAGAGTCTTGACACTTCCTATCTGGGATACAACAGAAAGAGTTTATAATATGTTGGTTGGACATGAGGTAGGACACGCACTCTTCACTCCAACAGATGATTGGAAAGAGATGACAGTACATCCTGACCTTCCTCAATCATATGTGAATGTTACAGAGGATGCACGTATCGAGAAGTTGATGAAGAGAAAGTTTCCTGGTCTTTCTAAAGATTTCTTTGAAGGTTACAGACAATTAAATGACCAAGACTTCTTTCAGGTACAAGAGGAGATTCCTGAGGACATTCATCTAATCGATAGAATCAACCTACACTTCAAGATTGGTGCTTATAGTGTTATGCCATTTAATGACGCTGAGAGAGTCCTCAGAGACGCTGTAGAGGTCGCTGAGACATTCCAACAAGCAGTTGATGCAGCAGCAGCAATTTATGAATATGAAAAGAAGAAGCAAGAGCAAGAAAAAATCGAGTCACTATCAGAAGATGGAGGTACAGATGACATAAGTCTCGACCAGAAATCAGGTGATAGTATAGGTGCAAGTCCAGATGACTCTGGTGAAGAAGGTAAAGCACAGAATAAAAAAGGTGACCATGAGGAAGGTAAGAAGGGAGATTCTGATACTACAGCAGAAGCACAGCCTGAAGGTGGACGTGAGAATAGTAACCTAGAAGCAAAGACAGATGCAGCATTAAAAGAAAGTCTCGAAGACTTGATTGATAAGAGTGAGTCACAACCACCTGTCTATGTTACTGTCCCTAATGTAGACCTAGAGCATCATATTGTTGATGCATCGAAAGTCCATGAATTAAACAATGAGTATTGGGGTAATGATTACTATACTAATGAAGACCATGAGTATTACAGAGGAGGATTAGATTGGACATACACCGACAACGAGTATCGTCAGTTTAAGAAGGATTGCTCTCGTGAAGTAAACTATCTTTCTAAAGAGTTTGAAATGAAGAAAGCAGCAACTTCATATGCAAGACAATCTGTTTCTCGCACAGGAGTGTTGGATACAAAGAAACTCTATAGTTACAGATACAATGAGGATATATTCAAGAGAATTACATCCACACCTGATGGTAAGAACCATGGTTTAATCTTCTTACTTGATTGGTCAGGGTCAATGGCAGATGAATTACTTGATACTTACAAGCAATTACTATCTCTTTGCTTATTCTGTAGGAAATCAGGTATCCCATTCGATGTTTATGCATTCGTGCAGGATGGACACTACTGGAGTCAAAACTGCACCGTAGCAGATATGGATAAAGGTAGTAAAGATGAGATGCATATTCCTCCTTCTTTCTTCCTAGTTAACTATCTTAACAGTAGACTTAACAACGCAACATTTGATACCTATGCACGTGATTTGTGGAGGATATGCTATATGATTGACACAAAATACACCTATAGATACAGTTCAAGAAGAAACATAGATTTTGAAAGAGCATCATCAGTACCTGATGCTGTCCCATCACACATGCAGTTGGGTGGCACACCATTAAACGAAGCAATAGCATGTCTTCAAAGTCTTATTCCTGACTTCCAAAGAAAGAATGGAGTAGAGAAGGTGCATGTATCTATTCTTACTGATGGTGAAGGTGCACATCCTGGTTACTGGAGAGAACCATCAGAGCATAGGAAGCAAATTAATGCAGAGTATGGGTATAAAACTGAAGAATGTTATAGAAGTGCAATGCCATGGTCAACTCAACTAAGAGATAGAAACAATGGTAGAGTATATTCAATGAGTATGAGAGGTCATTCTGATTATACTAAGTTACTTCTAAGATATCTTAAAGGTAGATTCCCAGAGTGTAACTTCTTAGGTTTCCGTATTGCACAGGCAAGAGAAATCAGAAGATACTTTGAGTATGAGACAAAGGATAGTGAAAAGTATATGAAAACTTTCTCGAAGACCAAGTGTGTATCAGCACCTATCCTAGGGTATCAAGAAATCTTCTTTATTAACCCTACCTCGCTAAATACAGACGACTCATTCGAACCTAAGTCTGATTCTAAAGCAGATATCAAGAGAGCATTCACTAAATCTCTTAAGTCTAAAAAGAATAACAAGAAAATTTTATCATCATTCATTGACCAGATAGCATGAATATCTTTGCAGTAGATGAGGATCCTGCACTAGCAGCATTCTCTCTACCTGACAAATACGTTGTTAAGATGCCAGTTGAGACCACGCAAATCATTGCGTTGGTCTTTTCTAAGTGGTACCATGGGTATGGAAATGTATTAAAGTCAGACAATCAACCTTACAATACTACTAAGGGTGCATTTAGAAATCATCCTTGTACTAAATGGGCAGCAGAAACTGATGATAATCTACAATGGTTATTCCAACATGGGATATCATTATGTAATGAATATGAGTCTAGGTATGGTAAGAAACATGCGTGTGAGAGAAGTATCCGACTAGCAGCACTTACTAGGATGGAGAATGGATGTCCAGAGAAACACACACCTTTTGTTAGGGCAATGCCTGATGCATTAAAGTATGATAATAGTATTACTACTACTCATGCTTATAGATTATATCTTGCTACGAAGCCATGGATACTAGAAAATTATAAGCGTGTGCCAGATAAGAAACCGTCATGGTTACCTACACAACCTTTAGTTTTGGGGTTATAATAAGTGTATACAAAACAAAAAGATCAATGCCTCAACTTTGCACAGTGACAACAGACGACCTAAGAGATTATTTAATCAGTAACTTCGGTGAGAAGGTGGATGCTAACCACTTAAAAAAAGCACAAAAGAAATTTAAACTTTCATATCAGACAGTAAGTAAGTATTTGAATGATTTTAAAGTTAAACGTGGTAAGTGGGACTTATCAATAGCAGAAGTTAAACAGCAGTTGGAATCAACTGTGCAATACACAGCAGGAGAGAGTCTAGTACCTGCAATAGATAGTCACTTCGTACCATTCGGTGACTTCCCTGACCTCAAGAAGGTTATAGCATCTAAGATATTCTATCCTATATTCATCACAGGATTGTCTGGCAACGGTAAGACATTCGGTGTAGAGCAAGCATGTGCAGCATCAAAGAGAGACTTAATTCGTGTTAATATTACAGTTGAAACTGATGAAGATGACTTGATTGGTGGATTCAGACTTGTCGATGGCAACACAGTATGGCATAATGGACCTGTTATTGAAGCACTTGAGAGAGGGTCAGTATTATTACTTGATGAGATTGACCTAGCATCTAATAAGATTCTATGTTTACAATCTATTCTTGAGGGTAACGGTGTATTCTTGAAGAAGGTAGGACGTTATGTTAAACCTGCACCTGGTTTTACAGTTGTAGCAACTGCTAACACTAAGGGTAAAGGATCAGATGACGGTAGATTCATTGGTACTAATGTATTAAACGAAGCATTCCTAGAGAGATTCCCAATTACATTTGAGCAGGAGTATCCAAAACCTAAGACAGAGATAAGAATGCTCAACAACTACTGTAAGGAATTAGATTGTTGCGATGACAAATACATTGCTAACCTTACAAACTGGGCAGAGATTATCCGTAAGACATTCAAGGATGGTGGTGTTGATGAAGTTATATCAACACGTAGACTTGTCCACATTATCAGGGCATATTCTATATTCTCTGATAGAGTTAAGGCAATACAAGTATGTCTAGCACGTTTCGATGATGAAACAAAGAGGTCATTCTTGGAATTATATGATAAGATAGACAACGAGGTTGATATCGAATCACTTGACAACCCATTAGCAAACTGATATAGTATGAAGTATAGAGAAGAGGATACGATCAAGGTCATCCAAGATTATATCTCGCAGACCTACAGATCGCACTACTCAAATGAAGAGAAGGGGGTCCAGACTTTGGATCTCCTTGAGGCCATCGGGACAGCAGAAGCATTCTGCCAATCCAATATCATTAAGTATGCGTCTCGTTACAAAAAGAAAGGTAAGCATAAAGAAGATGTGTTAAAAATCATTCATTATGCTATACTATTATATTACTTCTCAGGGACATCGTATCCAAATGATAAACCAGAGATAAACCAGGTTCCAACTCCCGCAGAATTTATAGATTATGACTGATCAAAAAGACCCAAGATTGAATATCAAATTGAGTAAGGCAACGATTGACCTTCTTCGTAACTTCAGCACGATTAATAAGTCCATTCTTATTGAGAGTGGTAAGTTTGTGCAAACGATGTCGGTCAATAAGAATATTATTGCAATGGGCACAATTAGGGAGCAAGTACCACATGACATGGCAATCTACGACCTGCCATTATTTCTAGGAGCAGTGTCTCTGTTTAGAGAACCATGGTTATTCTTCCCTGATGACAAGAAAGTCATCATATATGATGAGGAGAGTAAGGGTAAGACAACATTCTATTATAGTGACCCTAGTGTAATCGTTACACCTCCTGAGTTTAACCCTGACTTACCTGATAAGTTGGTGCATTTTGACCTACCACAGAGAGATTTAACCCAACTGCTTCAAGCAGCAAAGGTATATGGTGTGGAAGACCTATGTATCAATGGATTTAGAGGTGAGTATAGTATCTGTGTTAAGGATAAGAAGAATGATACATCAAATGTATTCTCCTTACCTCTTAAGAAAGTTATTTTCCCACCATCAACAGGTCAAGATGGTGAGTTTCAAGCACCATCCTCTGAGGACATGGCAAAGCAACGTAACTTCTGTCATTGCTTTAAGGTAGAGAATCTTAAGTTGATTGATTCATCTTATCATGTGACTTTGAGTGGTAAAAACATTGCAAACTTCACATCACTTGTTAATTCGGAGTTGAATTACTTCGTAGCATTGGAGCCTAACTAATGTTTCTATGGGTAGAGAAGTATCGACCACATACAATAGAAGAATGCGTCCTACCTGATGATACTAAGCAAGTATTCCGAGGATTTTTAGAGCAAGGGGAGATACCAAACCTCTTGCTCTCTGGGTCTGCGGGTGTAGGCAAAACCACAATAGCGAAAGCATTATGCGAAGAGTTAGGAGCAGACAGTTATGTTATTAATGGGTCTGATGAGGGTAGATTCTTGGACACTGTACGCAATCAGGCAAAGACCTTTGCTTCTACTGTTTCTCTTACATCTTCATCAAAGCATAAGGTTATCATTGTGGATGAAGCGGATAATACAACACCAGATGTCCAACTTCTATTACGTGCAGCGATTGAAGAGTTTCAAAAGAACTGCAGGTTCATCTTCACGTGTAATTATAAAAATAAAATCATAGACCCACTCCATAGTAGGTGCTCTGTGGTTGATTTTACTGTTAGTAAGAATAAACAGAAGTTAGCAGCAGCATTCTTCGAGAAGGTTAGAGTTATTCTTGATAAGGAATCAATTAAGTATGAACCTAAGGTAGTAGCAGAGGTAGTAACCAAATACTTCCCTGACTTTCGTAGGACTCTTAATGAGTTGCAGAGATATTCTGCATGTGGTATCATTGATGCAGGTATCTTAACTTCTGGTGCTGAGTTTAGCATAGAGAAGTTAGTAGGTTACCTTAAGGTGAAAGAGTTTACCAACATGAAGAAGTGGGTATCTCAGAATTTAGATAACGAACCACAGGTTATAATGAGAAAGGTATATGATAATCTTTATCAGTATCTTAATCCTGCATCTATACCTGAGGCAGTGTTGATTATCTCTGAGTATCAATACAAATCTTCCTTTGTGGTAGACCAAGAGATAAATATGGTCGCATTTATGACCGAGTTAATGATGAGGTGTGAATTTAAGTAATGTGGTATACACTATTCTGGACAGTAATTATCATGTATGTTCTAATTCGTATTGGAGTGTTTAGAAAATGATTGCTAAGTGGGTCAAGGACATTCCCAACTGGGAAAAAGAATATTTGAAAACTACCTCTGACTTATCACGTCGTCAGAAGGAAATACTAGAGGGTGATGACATCAAATCACATGAAGGTATGTTGTATGGTGAGATGTATGCTGCATGGAAGAGGTCTAAGATACTCTACGCAGCAGATATGTCGGAGGGTGAGTGTGACTAATGAAAAAAGTAGAGTTGTATCCTGTAGAATGCTACGAATTTGAATCCAACCATAAGTGGCAATGGATTGAAAAGATACATGAACTAGACTTGAAGGAGACAGGCACTGGTACTCTTAATACAGGTCCAGAATTACATAAAAATGAAAAGTTTAAACCGATTGTAGATTTTATTAATGAATGTTTGGGAAAAATTAGGTTACACTATAACTATGATTGTAGTGGTTTCAAGATTACTTCTATGTGGGGTAACTACTACCGACCTGGCACAGACCAACACGCACACAGGCATGCCAATTCATACTATAGCGGGGTATTATACCTCAGTGGGGGTGCACCCACAGTCTTTTATGACCCATTAGCACAGAGGTATCAAGCACAGTTTGATTTATTCACACTCCCTAAGTCATCCGTAGATGGATTTGACCAGAATGGACCGAGGTTTGAAAAGTCAGAGGCCGAAGCAGGTAAAATGATAGTATTTCCTAGTTGGTTGGTACATAGTACTGCTATAGCACAAGAGGATAGATATAGTATAGCCTTTAATGCTATGCCATATGGTAAGATTAATAGCAAGTGGGATTCTGTATTGAATATTGAGGTATTATGAGACAGAAATATGACGAGTTACCTTTGTTCCCTGTAAGGACATTTACTTTTATAGCACCTGAGGATCTACTGGAAGATACCTTAGAGAAGTGTAAGAAGTTACAGTATAAAGAATATAATCCTCCTGGTGGGGTAGGTACTAGCGATGACATTCATATTAATGATGACTTTAAAGGTATCATTAATTGGTTTCAAGAGTGTATGGACACCCTACATGCAGATGAAGGGTGGTATACTGACCGTGTAGCAGTTTGTAAGGCATGGGTTAATAGATCCGATAAAGAGAGTTCAGATTGTCACGATGCTCATCGACATCCTATGTCATTGATGAGTGGTATATTCTACCTTACTAATACACCTTATGCTCCTACTATATTTTTGGATCCCATTGATAAAAGAGAGTGGGATGCATTCTCAGTAGATGGTACACGTGATGAGTTTCATAGACAGTATGTCACACCAAAGAGAGGTGGATTAATTATCTTCCCTAGTTGGTTGATACATGCATCTATGCCTAACAACTCGTTGGATGATAGGTATACTATTGCATTCAATACATTTCCTATGGGTGATATCAATAAGGGTGGTTGGGACCGTCCTATGGTACAAATTGATAACCCATTAGGTCCATTAGATTTAGGGACATATGGTAAAGGTTAACGAAAGACATCTATTTCCAGTCGTCGTCAGGGAATACCATAAACCTGAGGATGATTTACATGAACATCTAATAGAATACTTTAAGACATACCCTGCACAACCTTCTAATTTTCCAGAAGGTGTGTTGACAAGCAAACCAGACCTCCATAAGTCTGATAATATACATGTCAAAAGACTAATAGAATTTTTTGATGGTTGTCTACATGAGTATCGTAATCAGTATCAGTTATACTGTGACAAGTTAGACATATCTCTTTGTTGGTTTAACCATGCACCTGCTAAGAGTGGGTATGGACACCCATTACATAGACATCCGATGTCATATTTGAGTGCAGTATATTATCTGACAGATGGTGCACCAACTATATTTGATGACCCATGCACACCGAGGGTTTACGATACGCTCGATGTGTGGTATCATGATAAGATGGAAGCTGAACTTGGTATCAATGAGAAGATTGATGCTGAACCAGGTAAACTCATACTCTTCCCTGCATGGTTGAGACACTTCTCAGGTAGACAGATGGAAGATTTTGACAGATGGACAATATCATTTAATGCATTCCCTACTGGCCGAATAAATACTGGACCGTGGGAGATGCCACAACTTGAGGTAAGTATAAAATGAAGACTAGAAAAACACCACTAAGATATCCAGGCGGTAAGTCTAGGGTTGCTAAAGATTTTATCCCTAGATTTCCTAGAGATATGGCAGAGTATAGAGAACCATTTGTCGGTGGTGGCTCAGTTGCTTTATTGTTCACACAGATGTATCCTGACATCCCAGTGTGGGTTAATGATAAGTATGAATATCTTTATAACTTTTGGATTCAATTACAAAAGAATGGACAGGAGTTATCAGATACTTTAGTAGAGATTAAGAGAGAGCATAGCACAGAAGATAAAGCAAAAGAATTATTTAAGGGTGCTAAGGACAAGATTAAGAAGGAAGAAGATGACTTTGAGAGAGCATGTCTCTTCTGGATACTTAACAAGTGTTCTTACTCAGGACTAACAGAGAATAGTTCCTTCAGTGCTACTGCATCTAGACAAAACTTCACCACTCGTGGTGCTAGTTATCTCTATGAGATATCTCAACTGATAAAGAATTGGAGAATCACTAACCATGATTACTCTGAAGTAATGCATGCACCAGGTGACAATGTATTCATGTTCTTAGATCCACCTTATAAGATAGGGACATATCTATACGGTAGTAATGCTGAGTTACATAAGTCATTCAAACATGAAGAGTTTATACAACACTGTAGAGATTGTAAACATGATTGGTTTGTAACATATAATGACGATGACTATCTTAAGTCAGAGTATGAAGGTTATCATCAAGAATTGTTTCAAATTACTTACGGTATGAAGCATAGGCCAGATAATAAACAGAAGAAGGAGTTGTTAGTATGCAACTACGAGATAAACAAGACACCATTAGAGGCATTGTATGCATGAGTATCCACTAAAGGATTACCTTAACAGTATCAATCTAAAGCAGGGAGATCTCTCTAATGATGAGAGAGCAATGAAGAAGTACCCTGCTTTTATTGTGAACAAATGTCTGTCTGGATTCATCGACACTGTTATGCATGCAAATGAGATGAATTCTTCGTCACATTTACCTAACATCCTCCAGTATCAATATTTTATACATAGTGTTAGGAAATCGAAGAGATTTTCTCCTTGGGATAAGAAGTCTAAAGACAGTGACCTCGACTTAGTGAAGCAATACTATGGTTACAATACTGAGAAAGCTCAGCAAGCAATGAAGATCTTGACTAGGGAGCAACTTGAAGTTATTAAATCAAAACTGAATACTGGAGGAAGACAATGAGTGAAGAGATCTCGTGGTCTCAAGATATGATGTTAGAAGTTACCCTTAAGGAACCCGATGACTTTCTCAAAGTGAGAGAGACATTGACTCGTATAGGTGTAGCATCTCGTAAAGAGCGTAAGCTCTATCAGTCTTGTCACATTCTACATAAGCGTGGTAAGTATTACATCGTGCACTTCAAAGAACTCTTTGCATTAGATGGGAAACCAACTAATATTACAGAGAATGATGTGCAACGTCGCAATCGTATCGCTAAACTCCTATCTGATTGGGGGTTATTAGAGATAGTAGGTAATGCCGAGAACCTAGCACCACTAAATCAAATTAAGGTACTGTCATTTAAGGATAAAAACGAATGGACTTTGGAATCCAAATATAATATTGGAAAGAAGAAGGTTACTGCGGAGGTTTAAATGACTGAGAAAAAAGGTGAAGAGAAAAAGAAAGGAGTTCTTGGTACCATAAAGGACAAGATACTACCAGATGAAGACGAACAAGCAGCCATCATATCTACTTTTGTGAGACTTGGTGTACTTGTTTGGAGTGGTGGAATATTGACGTTAAACTACGTCGCTATCCCAGGAGTACCACAACAGAAAATTGATCCGACCTTCATAGCTTCGGTGTTCACTGGGGTTTTAGCTAGTTTCGGGATTCAAACAGCATCTAAGAAGGGTGATGGTACCATGAAGATGAATGGTGGTGGTAGTGCTAACATAACTAAAGATGATATGAAGATGTTGATAGAGAAGGCTGCGAATACCGCACCTGCTCAGACAATTCGTATCGAACAAGCCCCACTAAATATAACAGCGTCAGCTCCGAAGGCAGACGATAAAAAATACAATCTATAAAGATGAAGTATCATGCAAAAATTTGTAAATGTTCTTGCGATAGCAAGTGCAACTGTAAGTCTTGCAGTTGTTAGCGGTGGAATCTATCTGTATACACAGAAAGATGCAATCATAGAGTCAGTAACTGAGAAAGCATTAGGATCTATTGGTGGCGGTGCTCTTGGTGGAGTAGTTGAAGGTCTAGCACCAGCTGTCCCTGCACCTGATATGGAAGCACCTCAAGCAGCACCAATGGAATCTCCATTTTAAATGAAGATATATAAATCCAATGTTGTTTTAGATAACGTTGGAGTGATGACTTCCATACTAGATGATGTAACGTATGAAGGTGACCTCACCATGTCATACGATAGATATAATATCTTCGGATTAACCTCTCCAACTCAGGTCTTTTACGACCTCTTCAATGAGTTGAGAGGTTTTGTTTATGACTATACAGATGCTGATCAATTGTGGATGCAAGCATGGTTAAATAGACATATGCCTGAGGATGTGTTACCATGGCATGACCATGCGTGGCCTATTCATGGCTATATAAGTATAAGACCCTTCAATACTACAACTGTATTTGAAGATTTTGAAATACAAAATGAAGTTGGTAATGTTTATATCGGACCAGGTTATATGAAGCATAAGGTTGTGGTTAATGAACCATTTACTACACCTCGTCTTACTATAGGGTTTGATATACTACATGAACCAGGTAGATACTCTGCCAATTTAGGATTGATACCTTTTCCAAAATGAGTTGTCCCTTTGAAACACTAGAGAATCCATTGACCTCTGGGTACAGAGAGCTAAAGGATTTTATATTATCTGAACAGTTTCCTTGGTTTTATAACAACCAAGCAACACCATATGCTGAAGCATTGGGGTTTGAGCAAGAGCATAAGGACTTATCCTTCTACTCTCATGCAGTCCTACATGGACCTGCACACCCTGCTACTATGAGTAGTGAGCATAGGAGATATCCTAGGTCTAACTCTCAGTATCTTGATGCTTTTGATGACGTTATCAATGACATCATGTTACATAATAATATGAATGTCCATTGTATATACAGGATAAATGCTAACGCAGTGCATCCAGTAGAGGGTAATGTATTAACTGTTCCTCATAAGGACCATGAGTTTCCTCATAAAAACTTAATAATATACTTGACAGATTCTGGTGGTAGGACTTATTGTGATAAGGATGGCATGGACCATTTTTTTGACCCTCTTGAAGATGACATTGTAACATTTGAAGGTCTACATTATATGCAACCTCCTAAATCTAAGAGGAGAGTAGTAATAGTAGTAACGTATCTCTAATGGATTTACAGAAAGCAGCATCAACAACAACAGCAGTAGCAGTCTTAGGGACTGGTGCATTTGTAGGGGGTAACCATGTCGTCGATCAGCAGACTGGTGGTCCTCAGAAGAGACAAGATGCTCAGATAGAAGCAATCAGGAAAGTCGTCAGGGAAGAAGTTTACCTACAACTGATAAACGCATGGCCGAAAACATCAGGACCCGTACGAGGACTTAAAAAACCAGAAGATTACAAACAGACAATACCGAAACAATGAGTGGAGACCAGAAAGACCAACCAGTTATCTTCTATACTGAGGAGACTACTAAGGCAAAACAAATAGTTATTCAACACAAAAAGGATGATTCAATGAGCGACATACTCTTTCACGTATACGATAAGAAGTCAGAGGTTATAGCTCATACTCTTAGTGTTGAGGAATTGGAAGAGAAATTAAGAAAGAAAGAAATATCTACAAGTAAGCATGAGATTGTCCCAGTATGGGAACCACCCTATGAAATGGATCTATCACAGTGACAATACCTAACATTACGATACCTGATGCAGGTGTGCCTAACATTATAATAAATGGTACAGGTATTAGGTTCATTCGTGATGTTAGAACATGGAATCCAAGTATAAGAAATATTCAGTTAGCAGAGTTACGTCCATGGGAGACTACCAGTCAGGTTGTTACTCCATTGGATCCACCAGTAGTAATAAACATAGGACAACCTGTTGTTGATATACCTGGATGTGTTAAAGTCCATAAGGAGAACACAGGTAAAGACCCATCTCTCAATAAGAATCTAGTTAACGATGACCCTAAAGGTAATGTAGTAGCATGTGATGCAGGTATGCCATACTATGAGCCACCTAACTACGATGCTAGAGAGTTAACATGGCAGACAGTATATACTGAGCAAGAAGAGGTTGATGAAGGAGTAGACACAGGAGATATAGCACAGGCAGAATTTGATACACCATCACCACCTGAGATACCACCAGAGACTGCTCAAAAAGTAGAGTGTCCTCCACCTAATGCTAGACGTATTGGTGATAGGAATCAGAAGGGTGATGAGCAAGTAAAAGAATATAAACTAACACCTGATGGTAAAATCTGTGAGACCATCTGGGAACCAGTACCAGCAGTGGAACAGTATCTACCAACGGTTGGTACCGTATCTACAACAGCAGTCATAGCAACAGTCGCAACAACATCAGCTTTATTTGCAAAACCCTTAGCAGATTTAATACTAAGGGTTGTGAAACCTGTTATTAAGAAGGTTATGGGTAAGATTAATTCTGCTCTTGGTCGTCAGACTCGGAGACCGTCCCGATCTGAAGTGTTGGCAGACCAATACCGTTTGAAGAAGGGATTACTTCCACTGAAGAAGACGAAGAAGAAGAAGTAGGTTGAGTCCACTTAGGTTGTGGTAACTGATGCTCGTGTGGAATTATCTGTCCACCTGGTGCTGTTACTACTACATCAGCACAAACACTATGATAAGGACTAGCGGGATGGAAAAATATCCCGCTTTTTTTCAGCTCACCACAATTTTTAAGACGAGCTAATTCAAAGTCTAATCTCTTGTTAGATATTAATTGCTCTTGCATATTAATCTGTGCCTGTGCTGCTTCATGGCACTGCCTAACTAACTTTCTATTCAATGGTATAGACAGAGTAGCAGAGAAACCTGCATTGAATGACTGATTAGCAGACATATCTGTCCTCACTGGTTTAAACCAAGTAGGAGTCATGGTACCATTACTTACTACATCTGGTACTCCATCAGGACCATCTATATCCATTGTGATTTGCATGTCAGCACCATCTTCAAACCATCTACTACCATCTGCCTTGGTTCTGGTGTCATACCATGTCTCCCAAGGATAGTTTTTAACTGTTACTACAGTAGGAGTCATCTTACCACTGGTATCAGTCAGATTATATTGTGGTTCATCATAAAAATCGACCCAAGGATCCTTCCTAGAGTCGGCAAACTGTATGTAGGGTGTAAGGTTAAAGGTACTACCCTGACATTGGACACCACCACCATAGGTGTTGGTTATGTATGGACCTTGTAAAACTTGTATTGCCTGGTTCGTCACCGAGCCAGAACTATTAGCGATTGGATTTGCAGTAGCACTAACTCCACCCACTTCTGCTCTTGCAGGTAAGATTTGGATGCCGAGAAGTGCTGCAATTACTGGGTAAACGTACTTGTTGTGTCTGTTACGCTTCGGATGGTGGTTACTCTTTGTATGAGAGTTTGGTTGGTCATCCCTGGTCCTTGGTAACTCTGTACGAATTGAAACGCCTCCCCTGGAGTCGTTATCGTAAACTGAGATTGATTGTTGAAGTCCAAGTTGTCGAAGGATGAAGTCACTGTACCTGTTATGGCTGCGTCTCCTGACCCCACGCTTGGGCTTACTGTTACTGTTGATGTATTCACGTTGGGGTTTAGTGCTTCTCCATTGTTTGAAATGCCTACCCCACTCACTGTGTATTCCCATCCTGTCCTCATGTCAATCGAATTTATGGTTTCCGTCACGGTAGATTCAGTCTCCGTGTGGGATGTCATCGATCCCTGTTGGAAATTTGGTACCACAGGCACTGCATAAGCAGCAGTACCTCCGAAACTAAGCAGTAGTAGTACTAAAACTCGTTTCATTATGTAGCATCCTTAGCGTATGGTTATTTCTGTGACGAATTGTCCCGTAGCCGAAGTGCCAGCCCCACCAGCTGTTAGAGTCATAGCACCCGCACTGGTGATGGTACCAGCCAGCGTATCTTTGGTACCAGGAGCAGTAGATACTATGTTGGAATAACCTAGGACATCACCTACGTCAGCAGCAGTAGTAACGATAGCGTCACCTAGACTTACTGATTGTGTATAGCTATATGCATTTCCTTGGGTTGTCTGTGCTGCATCAGGCAGAGTAACAGTAGCAACACCTGCGTTACTAACAGCAGTGATACCACCAAGACTACTTGCTGCACTACCACCAGAAGGTGTTACAGTTGTTGAGACACCAGATCCACTGGTGCTATATGTATTCGCTGCTCTTGAGACAGAAGTATAACCCGCATCTACTTGGAGTTGCGTTGAGCTACTAAGTCTATGAGTCAGGTCGGCACGTGCTGCTGTGCCACTCATCAAAATCATACCAAAAAGCAAGAATGCTTTTTTCATTATTCCTAAGTAGAAGTACTTCTATTTAGCAAAAACCGTACTGTAACATATGTACCATTTCGGATAACCCTATTGCTAGTGTCTCAAGGGTATGGTATAAATATATGTGGATGCCGAAAGGGTCCACAATTAACACTCGCTTATTTAAGGAGACCTATCATGGGAAAAATACAAAGATATCGTAGTGCCGATTTACCTGCACTAATGGACAAGATTTTTACTAACTCACTAGGGTTGGATGATTATTTTGATAGCTTTAACTCGATGGAAGCTACCAATTATCCACCCTATAATATTGTTCATGTAAATAATCACGAGTCAAGACTAGAGGTTGCTCTAGCAGGGTTCAAAAAGGATGAAGTCAATGTCTACACAGAATACGGTAAGCTCCACGTCGAAGGAAGCAAACCAACCAAAGAAGATCTTCCTACAGAGGAACAGTTCTTCCATAGAGGACTTGCACAAAGAAGTTTCAAACGCTCTTGGACAGTTGCAGAAGACACAAAAGTAACTGATGTTACATTTGAGGATGGTTTATTGGTAGTTAAACTTGGTAAGGTAATACCTGAGCATCATGCTCGTAAAGATTACCTAACATGAAGACAGAAGATGTCGTTATGCACCCCTTATGGATAGGGCCTGTGCTGATACTGGGTATGATGGTCATGATACAGACCCTTCATACCCTCACCCACTGGAGAATGGAGGTAGATGCTGATGCATACTGTCGAAACAATGCTGAGTGGGTTGAGAGAAACACTTCAGATGATTACTAAATAATATATAATGGAACAGGTATTACTATGAGTGACCCGATAATAACACCACCAGAGTATGCTAATGACCCTCTTGCATATGTCCCAGACACAAGTATAGAGGAAAAACTAGATGAGATTAACGCTAAGTTAGATCATTTGTTAGAGCATGCACATCAACCTTATACAGGAACTATTCAATTAGATCCTCCTGCTAAGGTACCGAGTGGTAAAGTAACAGGTGATGTCTAGACACCTATATAATTTAACAACCAAAGAGACCTTCAGAGGTCTCTTTTTATATGGAGTTGATTATTATGAACATGTATGTTAATATATGTCCAGAGTCCAATGAAAAGAAAGATACACTGACGTTAGACCTACCGCCAGAGTTATCAGAAGAGTTTATGCAGATGGTGCATATGCTTTCTGACCAACGAAACGTGTCTGCTAGGAAAGCATTCGGTGATTTAGTTAGAGGTACTTACTATAATTTAATGGAGGGTCAAGGATATGTCAGTAAGAGTCGCAAGAATGCAAAACGGAGAGGACGTAATAGCTGATATCAAGGAGATACGTCCTGATGCTACAGGTAAAACTGCTATAGCATATGAATTCATTGATGCATTCACCGTGACAATCTTGAGACAAGTTGAAGATATGTTTCAAGAGGGTGATAAAGTTGACATGGAGTCTCTTGGTAATATAGAATTAGAATTCTTTCCGTGGTCACCATTGTCAACTGGAAGGAATATTGTTACACTGTATTCAGTAGTGGCAATTTCAGAGCCACATTCCAACGTCGTTGACGGATGGCAACAGGCAATAAAAAAATACAAAGAGATAAAGAAAGACGATGCTAAAGTTGATCATACTCAAACACCGCCCACAGCTGTATTTGTTGGGGAAGATAACGGAACTGGACGAGGAACCGAGTCTACTGATTGAGAATTGTTATTCTGTTGGACCTGAAGGTGTGTTGGATACATTTCCATTACATACAGACCAACGAGATTTGTTCTTGACATCTGACCAGGTCTTGACTATACTGGATCCCTCTGCTGTTGTTGCAGAGAAATATGGAGAAGCAGTAGGTTCTGAAATTAATGAGTGATTTCTATACAAATTTATGTCTATTAGGAAATGATATTCTCTACCGTGGGTATGAGGATGGACAACCTGTACAATACAGAGAGAAGTCACAACCAACATTGTATCTGGTACCAGATGCACAAAAGAAACCATCTAAGTATAAGACTTTAGATGGTAGGAAAGCATACCCAAAGAAGTTTGATGGTGCTAGAGAAGCAAGAGAGTTTCTTAGGCAGTATGAAGATGCTGCGGGTATGGAAGTCCATGGTTATGAGAGGTATCTGTATCAGCATATCGCTGAGAAATATCCTAGAGACATAGATTATGATATGACCAAGATGAAAATCTATACGATTGACATTGAGGTTGCATGTGAGAATGGTTTCCCTGATGTAGAAGCATGTGCAGAGCAGATGCTATGCATTACTATAAAGGATTTTAATACTAAGAAGATAATCACGTGGGGTACACGAGAGTTTCAATCTCAGCATGAGTATAGAGTATTCTGGTCGGAAGATAAGATGCTTGCAGACTTTGTTGAGTGGTGGGCAAAGAATACCCCTGACATTATTACAGGATGGAACTGTAACCTCTATGACATACCTTATATTTGTCGTAGAGTAGAGAGAATACTAGGAGAGAAGTGGAAGAAGTCTCTGTCACCTTGGAAGAGGGTGCATGACAGAGAGATTGTCATTCAAGGACGTAGGAATATTGCTTATGATCTTACTGGTGTTAGTATTCTTGACTACCTTGACCTCTATAAGAAGTTTACTTATACAAACCAAGAGTCATATAGACTAGACCACATTGCAATGGTTGAGTTAGATGATAAGAAGTTAGATCACTCTCAGTATGAAAACTTTAAAGACTTCTATACTAATGATTGGGATAGGTTTGTAGAGTATAACATCCATGACGTTGAACTTGTTGACCAACTGGAAGACAAGATGAAACTGGTGGAGTTGTGTGTCGCTATGGCATACGATGCCAAGGTTAACTTTGAGGATGTGTATTCTCAGGTTAAAGTATGGGACACTCTCATATATAATGACCTTAGTAAAAGAAATATTGTAGTACCACCAAGGAGTACAACTAGAAAAGATGACAAATACGCAGGAGCATACGTCAAAGAGCCGAAGCCTGGCATCTACGATTGGGTGGTTAGTTTTGACCTCAACAGTCTATATCCTCACCTTATCATGCAGTATAACATCTCCCCCGAAACCCTCGTCGAGCGAAGACACCCCACCGCCACCGTCGAGGGAATGCTCAGTGGAAACGTTCGGATCGATGAAGACTTTGCAGTGTGTGCAAACGGAGCCCAATATCGGAAGGACATACATGGATTCCTCCCCGAAATGATGCAACGCATCTACGATGAGAGGACAATCTATAAGAAGAAAATGCTTAAGGCAAAGAGTGAGTATGAAAAGAAACCAACAGCACAACTCAAGCGAGACATCGCCAAGTTCAACAACATCCAGATGGCAAGAAAGATACAACTTAACTCTGCCTATGGTGCTATCGGTAACCAATACTTCAGATATTACAATCTTGCGAACGCTGAAGCGATCACATTGTCTGGACAAGTAGCAATCCGATGGATTGAAAACAAAGTAAACAATTATTTAAACAAAGTATTAAAAACAGAGGAGACTGATTATGTTATTGCTAGTGACACTGATTCTATTTACCTTAATCTTGGTCCTCTGGTACAAGCTGTATTCCCCAGTGGAGAGAAGGACGATCAGAGTACACTTAGGTTCCTTAAAAAGGTGTGTGATGTGGAACTTGATCGCTATATTGCGAGTGCTTATGAAGAAATGGCAACCGTTGTAAATGCTTATGAGCAGAAGATGGTGATGAAGAGAGAAAACATTGCCAACAAGGGTATATGGACAGCGAAGAAGAGATATATTTTAAACGTATGGAATAGTGAAGGTGTCCAGTATGAGAAACCTAAACTAAAGATGATGGGTATAGAGGCAGTTAAGTCTTCTACACCTATGCCATGTCGTACTGCTATTAAGGAAGCACTTAATGTTATTATGACAGGTAGTGAGAGTGACACTCAGAAATATATTAAGGACTTCCGTGAGAGGTTTGAGAAGATGTCACCAGAGGAAGTAGCATTCCCACGTGGTTGTAATAATATACAGAAGAATACATCTAGTGCTACAATATATGGTAAGGGATGTCCCATGCATGTCAGGGGTGCATTGATGTATAATTATCACATCAAGAAGAAGAAACTACAGCACAAGTATCCCATCATACAGGAGGGTGAGAAGATTAAATACTTACATCTTCGCACACCAAATAAGATTAATGAGAATATAATCTCATTCTTCCAGACTCTTCCAAAGGAATTTGGGCTTGACAATTCTATTGATTATGACCTACAATTTGAGAAGAGTTTTCTTGCACCCTTACAGGCTATACTTGATTGCATAGGGTGGAAGGCAGAGAAAATGAATACATTAGAGGCACTTTGGTCGTGAGTTTTTTAAAAGATATAGTAAAAGAAATAGACAATGAATATGCTACTATCGTTGCTGATGGTGTTGCAGCTGGGGATACTGGTTCGTTTATCGATACGGGCTCGTACATCTTTAACGGACTTGTCAGTGGATCCATCAACAAAGGGGTTCCAGGAAACAAAATCACTGCTATTGCAGGTGAATCAAGCACAGGCAAAACGTTTTTCTGTCTTGGTATCGTACGTCATTTCCTCGAATCTAATCCTGATGGTGGGGTTATTTACTTTGAGTCTGAAAGTGCGTTAAGTAAAGAGATGATCGAGTCTAGGAATATTGATTCCAAGCGTATGATTATAGTACCTGTCACTACAGTGCAGGAGTTTCGGACACAAGCAATTAAGATTCTTGATACTTATATGAAGGATAAGAATCAACCACCTATGATGATGGTACTTGATTCACTAGGTATGCTATCCACTTCTAAGGAGATGGAAGACAGTGAAGCAGGTAAAGAAACAAGAGATATGACACGTGCACAGGTAGTTAAATCTATCTTCCGTGTGTTGACATTGAAACTTGGTAAAGCAAATGTTCCTTTAATAGTTACCAACCATACATATGATGTGGTGGGTGCTTATATGCCTACCAAAGAGATGGGTGGAGGTAGTGGTTTAAAATATGCTGCAACTAATATCATCTACCTTAGTAAGTCTAAGGAGAAGGATGGTAAAGAGGTTATCGGTAATATTATTAAAGCAAAACTTGCTAAGTCTCGACTTGCTAAAGAGAATGCTCAGGTTGCGATCCGTTTATATTATGATGAAAGAGGATTGGATCGTTACTATGGTTTGATAGAATTAGGAGAGAAGTATGGAGTCTTCGAGCGTAAAGGTAATCGAATAGTCATCAATGGTGAATCGGTATACCCATCCGTTGTATATAAAGACCCAGATAAATACTTCTCGTCAGAAATTTTACAAGCACTAGATGAGTGTGCTCAGAAGGAGTTTTCATATGGATCTTAAAGATTATATCATCACCTATGATGATGTTCTCGATGCAAACTTTTGCAAGAATGCTATCGATTTATTCGATAACGAGATTGATAAGATAACTCGTCAGGATACTGAGTTGTGTGCTTTCTCTATGTTAAATGTCACAGAGGAAGTAGAAAAGAATCAGAATGTAAAGTTTAATCCTGTACATCAACAGTGCTTACTTGCCATCAAGTCATGTGGTGAGAAGTATATGAAAGATTTGGATTGTGAACGTTACTGGCCTAGACAGAACTCACTAGAGCAAGTTAAGATGATGAAGTTTCAGCACAGGACTGCTGACCACTTCAACCGTCACATAGATGTTGGTGACTATGCATCTGCTAGACGCTTTGTTACCTATCATATGTTTTTAAACGATGACTTTGAGGATGGAGACATATACTTTGATGACATTGACTATGCTATCCCTGCAAAACGTGGTAGAGTAGTAATGTTCCCTGCGACATGGACGTTTGCTCATTCATATAGAGCACCGAAAGAGCAGGATAAGTATTCTCTTATAACCTACTTACATTATACATGAGTTTAAAGATAGAAGAGATCACCTTAAGTAATCTCATATTTAATGAGACATATACTAGGAAGGTCTTACCATTCATAAAGGATGAGTACTTTGATACTCATACTCATAAGGTATTGTTTAATGCCTTATCAGATTATGTAAATAAATTTGAGGCTACCCCCGAACCCAATGCCCTAAAGATAGAAGTAGAGAAACGTCGGGACATCTCCGAGGAAATATATCAGGAGGTCGAGCAGTTTCTTAATAATTTAGATAGGGAAGCGTATAACGAGGACTGGCTTGTTGAAACCACTGAGAAGTGGTGCAAAGAAAGAGCAATTTATCTTGCTCTAATGGAGTCTGTCAAGATAGCTGACGGACAAGACAAGACACGTACGAAGGATGCGATACCTAGTATCATGTCTGAAGCCCTTGGTGTGTGTTTTGATGATCATGTAGGACACGATTACATACAGGACTCTGATGAACGATACGACTTCTATCACAAGAAGGAAGAGAAGATACCATTTGATCTTGAGTATCTTAACAAAATTACAAAAGGTGGTCTACCTAATAAGACTCTTAATATCGCACTTGCTGGTACAGGTGTCGGGAAGTCTTTATTCATGTGCCATGTTGCTAGCTCCGTGCTGCTCCAAGGGAGGAACGTTCTCTACATTACAATGGAGATGGCAGAGGAGAAAATTGCAGAGCGAGTTGATGCCAACCTCTTGGACATCCCAATCCAATCACTCAACGACCCACTCCTCACAAAAGAAAAATACTCCTCCAAGTTGCTTCAGTTAAAGAAGAAGACACAGGGTAAGTTAATCATCAAGGAGTATCCCACAGCATCAGCACATGTGGGTCACTTCAAGGCACTCTTAAATGAGTTGTCCATGAAGAAAGGATTTAGTCCTGATATTATATTCATAGACTACTTAAATATATGTGCTTCAGCTAGATATAAAGGGACTATAGTTAACAGTTATACCTATGTCAAAGCGATTGCAGAAGAACTCAGAGGTTTGGCGGTTGAGTTTAATGTTCCTATCGTCAGTGCAACCCAAACAACTCGTAGTGGGTTTGCTAACAGTGATGTCGATCTTACTGATACCTCTGAGTCATTCGGTCTTCCCGCTACTGCTGACCTTATGCTTGCTCTCATCAGTACAGAAGATATGGAACAACTCGGACAAATAATGGTCAAGCAGTTGAAGAATCGCTATAATGATCCTACAATGTATAAGAGATTCGTTGTAGGGATTGACAGAGCGAAGATGAGGCTGTATGATTGTGAGCAAAGTGCACAAGATGATATCATCGACGCAGGTGATATCGAACCAACAACTAATACTAAGAAACAATTCGAGGGATTTAAAGTATAATGGCAGAAAATTTAACCAACCAAGCACCTTCTGATCCAGAACAGGATAAAGCTGCTGAAGAGTTGTCGAATGCTAGTCAAGATAAAGTAGACTCTAATAAGGATCAAGCCAAACAGATGGCTGATGATGCACCAAAGACTGCTGAGGACTACGATACTGATGAGCGTATGGGTAGTGCTCCTGCTGCTCGTAAAGTACTACAAGATAAGAAAAAGAAATCAAAAGAGAAAGGTGGTAAGAAAGAGAAGTTTGAGATTGACTTAGATAACTACATGGCATTTGTAGATAGAGTTACATCAAATGCTAGTAAGAATTTCCCTGACTTAATAGACAGATATAAAGAGTTGCATGATGCTAAGTGTAACATCTCTCGTCTTGACACTGCTGCATCAGGTATGTGCTCTGAAGCAGGTGAGTTTATGGAGATAGTTAAGAAGTTAAAGTTCCAAGGCAAACCATATAACAGAGCAAACAAAGAGCACTTAGAGAAAGAGTTGGGTGACATCATGTGGTATGTTGCACAAGCAGCACTAGCATTAGACCTTAGATTAGATGAGGTTATCTATACTAATACTCTTAAGTTAGCAGCACGTTATCCTAATCAAATGTTTGAGGTAGGATACTCAGAAAACAGAGCACCAGGGGACATATGATATCATTAATACCTGACGACAACCCTAGACCAGAAGAAGAGATAGCAAACTTCTGGTCATCTGCCAATAGGGATGCTTCCTCAAAAGAATTACTCTATGTTATGGACAATAAGATAGATGATTTACATAGGAAGTTGGATAGATTATCAGGTGATGACTTAGTTGCACCACCAGAGGTGGAGACACATGGTAGTCTGTCAGTTGTGGTACCAATGGATGATATGAAAGACATCGTTGCTCAACTATGGAAGTCACGTGCAACTGAACCAAGGGTGGGTGAATTATGGAGAAAATATAAAGATTTAATATTTGAGCTTGACAAGGAAGAAGAAGGGTAGTATATTAAAAGGGTGAAGAAGGCCACTTCACATGGGAGTGACTGAATAAACTTACTGGCATATAGCTGGTTAAGGTGATGAGACACAGGTGGTGCTGCTCCTAGGGAACTAGGAGAATCGACTTACCAGTCGGGTCTCAGGCAGAGGAGAAATTCTAAACTGTAGAAATGCCCTCCTCTTGATGGTACACAGGAGTCCATCCTCCCCACCCACACACAAGAGAGACTAAATAGAGGGTAGAGATACCCTCTATTTTTATGGCTTACGAACCGTCGGAAGGATTGTTTGCAGGTCTAGCGTTGGTTCCACATAATGTATTAGATGCAGCAAAGGATAATAAAATTTGCTTTGAGAAATTGATGAAGACTGCTAGAGATAATCTAGCAGGTCCAAAAGTGTTAGATGCTTCAGACGAAAAGACAAAGAATGGTATGATTGCTGCCACTGATATTGATTCAGCGACAGCAGCAAAACAGAAAGCAATTTATGCTGACCTAGCAGCAGCATTGTCTGCTATACTTGGTGCTAGAAATAAAAAAGATTCTATACCAGATAATGTATACCTGACAGGTAACAAGTGGCATCCAAACGTGGAGAAGTTTAAGATAGAAGCGTTTGGGATGAAAGATTATAATTCATCTGACGTTATCTTACAGTTTGGTAGTGAGTATCATGGTATATCTTTAAAGAAGAAACCCAAGTCACAGTCAGCAAGTCCCACCCTTATCAACAACGCATTCTCACAGTATGTTGAGGGTGATGACTTGAAGTTTGCAAAGGATATGTTGGATGACCATAGGATTAAATTCTTTGCGGGTGTTATCAAGGAAGCATGTGATGACCCTAAGTTATTGAAGGGGTTTGCTACCAAGTATGATAAGGGTGGTAAGTCTAT